CGTAAATGCTCCCCAGTTAGGGGCTATACGTTACCCGAAGCGGCCTCTCAAATGGCACGCCCGGATAGATCCCGAAGTACGCCACTTAAGTGTGGTACTTCGAGAGAGACTCCGCGATTTCTGAGAAATTACGTAGTCGGCTGTAGAAACTAGGATCAAAGATCCTGTTCTGCAGGACTCTGTCGCACACGTTGATAAGGTGTAAGACAGGTTTCGTCAAGGGGTCCCCCATAAGGACTCCCTGACGAAGGGTGACCACCCGTATATTCTCTCCCATTTCAGGAGCGGGGTCACCTAGATCTGCTATAAGGCCGACAGCCTTGAAGTAGATCTGACGAGGTTTGTAGCAGGTTTCCACTACAATACCTTGTAAGAGGGCAGGGATACCACATTTGGTCATCCATCCCCTCCCCAGGTCGGATCCGACGATATGTCGGAGTCGATCTGTAGCCTCTTTGTAGTCTGTTGATGACACAAAGAGGTCTTCGAAGGTGTCTGTCCTCTCGACATAACCTTCGAACGGGGTCTCTTCTCTAGACAAAAGAGAAAAGACCTCTTCCTTCTCCGACTCGCTCGAGAACGAGTTGAAGAAGTTCCAGCCGTGGTTTGATGCACTCATTCCAGACTGGCTGCTACGAATCCCTTTCGCTAGGGGTTCGGAGCATATCTTGCTCACAAGGTCGAGAACGACCTTTAGGCAAGCTCGGGCCTTGGTAACGCTACGCGCTTTCCCAGGCTCCTTCACCACAGTGAGAAAAGCTTTTCTAAGCTCCACCGGTGGTGTCCGAAGAACTCGGTCTAGACAGACCCAGAAAATTAGTTCTCCGGTAGAGGCAAACTCGTCAGCATGTAGCCAGCGGTTTACCTTTCCTGTGTCTAGGTCCCTCACGGGGATCTGAGACATAGGGTCAACGGAGTTAAGCAATTCTTTCACTTGCTCCGTTGTTCCGCCTTCTTTCCGGGTCTTTTCCCAGCAAGCAGCGGAAGTGATGGTTACTCGCGACTTTGTCGCGAGTCCCGTCACAGCGGCGATGGGTAAGTCCTTGATGACTTGCTCCAGCGCCATACGCCTGAGTGATCGGACCGTGTCCGATTCCTCAGGTGGCTCCATCGAGACAGTTTCTAAGAACTTTCTCTTCGATTGGAGTACGACGAGCGGCGGTGGTGTACCGCAGCCCCTCGTCTGAGACAGAACCCCTATTATCAATAGGAGATCGTGT